GAAATGGAGACATTAATTCCTCAATCAGGATATGATATTGAAAAAGATGATCCATATTTATCTTAAAAAACTTTCCACATGTTGACTATTATATTATTAGAGTAGATAATATTATAATGACCATTAAAACATTCTTAAAAAATAGCTACAAAGATTGTCCAATTTATTTAAGATACTTCGGAAATACTTTTGAATATCTAGTAATTATTAAAAATGAATTATACGCTACAAATATTAGTGTAAAACCAAAGTTAATTAATAAAATATTATATACATTGAAAATTAAAAAACAATTATATTCTGATAAGGAATTAGTGGATATTGGGAAGTATTTACTGAAGATGTGTGAAACAACAGTGGATACTGTTCTAAAGGTCTGATAATCAACCCTTAAAATATTAAAACCATGATGTTTGATGAAGAAGAAACAACCGAAGAAGAAACTGAAGAAACAGAAGAAGAGGGAATATTCGGAGAAGATGAAGAAGAAGGAGAATAATTATACATAACTTGGAAATCGCTACACAAGTTATGCCAAAAGAAGAAATAGAAAAAGAAGAAAAGTTAAATCCTGAAATAGAAAAAGATCTTAAAAAATACGAAGATACTAATTTCAAATCTTTAATTGATCAAATCAACACAGAGTATGCTATAAGTTGGTTTTACATGAAACCAAAAATTGATGAATGGGGAATCAGACTTAAAATATACAATAATCAAAAAAGAGATAAAACAGCAATTGGAGATCCTTTAATCTTTACAGTACACCAGACAGTGCTAGCTTCTTTATATAATGACAGATTAGCTGTTAGTTTTTTAGGTAGAGAAGAAGGAGATGAAGAAGTAGCAGAGAATTTAGATAATTTAGCAGAGTTTGATTATGATGAAATGGAGAAAAGNATGATTGATTATGANTGGGACTGGGANTCTTCATTTTTCGGAAGAGGATTATTATCAATGTATGAGTTTGATAGGNAAAGAAAATGTCCTGTTCCTGAAGTAATTGATCCAATGACATGGTTAAGAGANCCTAGAGCAAAATCAATTAACGGATCTTTAGCCATTAATAGAAAAAGAAAAGGAGCAATGAGGTTTGGGGGAAGGCCAATTTCTTTAACAAAGCAAAAGATGAGGGATAGCAAAGGATTATACTTTAATTTTGGAGACATAAAACCAACCGGAAGAGATCCTTATTCTTTACTAGACAGTGCTAGCGAACAAAGAGCTAGTGCGCAAGGATTAGGAGATACATTAAACGGTAGAGCTGATAATATTAAAGGAGATAATGCAGAGATTAAATTATTAGAATGGTACACAACCTGGAAAGGGAAAAAATGTATTGTCACCTTAACAGAAGACAGAAAAAAGGTTGTTAGATATACAGAGTTAAAAGATAGTATCTGGAAAATAGTAGATAGACCATTATATCCTATTGCACATGATTGGGACGGAGTTAGTGTTCCTGACTTAATTGAAGACAAACAAAGAGCTAGAGCAATTATTCAAAACCTAGCGCTTAAAAGCATTAAGGTTAATCTAGAGCCAAGATTATTGTATAATACTAATAAGATTAAAAATAGAAAACATTTAGATGTAGAGTTTCTAAAACATATTCCAGTTGACGGAGATACAAACAACACCATTACTCCTGTTCAAAGCAATTCAGTTAAGCTAGAGGCTCAATGGATTTTAGATGTATTAGACACAGCTTCACAAAGAGCAACAGCTACTCCAACAATGCAACAAGGGATTAATAGCACAGGACAGAAGACAGCTACGGAGGTTAATAGAATATCAGAAGGAGTTGATGTTAGATATTCTTTATCAGCCAAGATCTGGGGTTGGAGTGAAAAGACATTTTGGCAACAATGGTATTTTGGATATAAGACACATTTCAAGGAAGGAATTGACGATAAGATTATAAGATTGTCTGGTATATTAGGGGCAAAATGGAGAAAATTAACTAGAGAAAATATTATAGCTCACAAAGATCCTGATATTAAAATTGAAAGCAAAGTAATATCAGAAGCAATTCAATTTAATGAATTACAAAAATACAGATTGTTTCTTAAAGATGTATTAGCTTCACCTGACGGAAAGACAGCTAACATAAGAAGTGCTTTGAGAAAAATAGGAACATTGTCCGGTTTTCCAAAAGATATGATTAACCAAGTTTTACCATTAACAGTAGATGAATTAAACGCAGAATCTGAAAATGAAAGATTAGACGCTGGAAAGTTAGTTAATGTAGAAGTTTATGACAATGATGTTTCTCATTTAGAGATACATAATAAAGCAGCAGATACTCCACAAAAGAAGGCTCATATCAATGCTCACAAAAAAGCCATGATGTTAAAGAAGATTAGGCCAGAGTTTGATGTGGATAGCATGGAACAGCCATTAGCAGAACCGGAACAAGCAGGAGTTAGTTTTGCTAATATGCAAGGAGGAAAAGGAATAATAGGAGCACAAAGTGGAACAATGAATAATTTAGAACAATAATATGGCTAGAAAAAAGAAAGAAACAAAAACTAAAGAAAAGCTAGAGATTAAGGTTGCGCCACCGGTTGTTTTGACAGAAGCAGAAGATATTATTGCTGCTCTTAAGAATCTTAAAAATGTTCCTGGTTGGCAAATTGTTGTTAATAATCTTAAAGANAATATTAANTATTTAGAGTTAGAGATTATTAAAAAGATGGATTTAGAGACAGGGGAAAGGCTAACAGATGAAGAGGTTGATAAATTAAGAGTATTAAGAGACTTAAACGAAGAGATGTTAGAAACGCCAAATAAATTGATAGAAAGATTAGAAAAACCAGTCCAAGAAGAATACAATCCTGATCCGTATTTTAGTACGGAAACTACCGGTTCTTTTACAATTCAATAGTGTTGAAGTTGTTATTCATATAATAAATCGCAAGCGTTGTTTGGGAGGTTCGCTTAATCCGTCTTCTATAGGGGCTTTAGCGATTTCCTACTATATAGACGGATTAATTGAGCTTCCCAAAGAAGCCTGCCGTATAGAAATATACGAGATAATTCCACTTTAATTAAGTTTCGGCAAGCTTAATTTAGTGAGTAAAATATTATGCCAGATGAAATTAAACCTACTGAAGATACTTTAGTAGAGAAGGGTAATAATGCTACCCAAGAAGAAAGCATTAAATCAGATGTTGCTACTGGAGATAGTAGTACTGATAAACAACTTCAGGGAGATAATAGTGATAATCAACCTGATAACGCTAAAGCCCCTGAAGACGAACAAAAAAAAGAATCTCCAAAGGATAACAACTCTTTGGAATTTGATGAACCAAAAACTAGACAGAGAAAATCTGCTAAAGATTGGATTATTCAAAGGAAAGAAGAGAAAATTAAGAAGCTCCAAAGTCAACAAGATGAAAATGAAGAAGAAAACATTGATTCTGCTGATGAAGAGCTGATTAGTAAAGTTATTCAAAGAAAACTGTCTCCTGTCATTGAACCATTACTTGATAAAGCAATTAATGCAGAAGACGACTCGGAGATTAACAGCTTTATTAAGGATAATCCTGACTTTGAACAATATAAGGACAAAGTCANGAAATATATTATCCACCCCTCTAGAAGGCATTTGCCTGTAGAAGCTATATTTTTTGAGGTGGCAGGTAAAGATTTATTAAAATTAGGCGCAGATCGTCAGCGCAAAGCTGATGAAGAAGCCAATAATAATTCTACTGGTGGCGACACATCTAGAAATATGGGATCAAGGGGCGTATGGGAAATGACTCCGGAAGAATTTGAAGCTGAAAAAGAAAAGATAAGGAGACAACAACAAAGATAATTAAATTAAAATACTAAAATGAATACAACTAGAACACAAATTCCAGCTGAAGTGAACAATTTTTATGATAGAACCCTGTTAACCAGAGCACTACCATTATTGGTTCACACTCGCTGGGCTCAAATAAGAGATATACCTAGAAACGCTGGTACTAAAACCATTAAGTTTAGAAGGTATGCGAATTTAACTGCTGCTACAACACCATTGTCAGAAGGTGTGACACCAGAAGGAAGTCAATTGTCTGTGACTGATATTACAGCAACTGTAGCTCAATACGGTAGAGGTATAATTGCCGTATTAAAATCATCTTTAATTTTGAAGTTTGCACTTTAATAACTGGGAACTCTTGTATATCGCTATAATGGTGATATAATCATAGTAATATAATAAAATATATTATTATGAAACAAGACAATCAGAGGGAAGCGACTCTATATGCTTATATAGCAGGAATAATAGACGGAGAAGGTACAATAAGAATTGGAAAATCAAAAACAAATTATTATGCCTCAATTAGTATAGGAATGACAGAAAAAAAAGTAATTAAATTAATATCGTCTATGTTCGGTGCAAAAGTAAGAATAGAGTGCGTTCCTAATAGGAAAATAATTTATAGATGGGGTACTTCAGGAAATATAGTAATTCCTAAAATAATCAAAAAAATATATCCTTATCTTATAGTAAAGAAGAAACAAGCTGATTTAATTCTAATGTTTTGTAAAAAGCCTGAAATAGGAAAAAAACAATGTAGAATATGTAAATCAGAAAAGATACATGGATACGGATTATGTGTTAATTGCTATATGAAATTAAGAAGGAAAAAAGAAATAGAGAATTGGAAAATTACTCCAGCAAAATATCTTTCTAAAAAGGAACTACAACGCAGAAAGGAGCTTTATTTAACAGTAAAGAAGCTTAATGCAGTTGGAGCACCCGCAACGACTAAACAAGATGACACCCGAGAGGGTGAAGTGATAGTCTGAACTCTATAGTGATATAGAGAGATAAGCAGAAATGACTTATCACCTCAACAGAGGATTAACAAATTGGATTTCATAACTGTGACTGATGTATTAACATACGAAAGTCAAGACGCAGTATTAATTGACGCAGCAGAAGTATTAGGAGATCAAGCAGGAGATACTATTGATATTTTATGCAGAGACATTCTTAATGCCGGAACAGGAGCAATCTACTCTGGTACAAGTAATGTTCAAACTTCAGATGTAGCTGCTGGAGATGTTATTAGCTATCAAAATCTTGATACAGCTGTTTTAACGCTTAAGAAAAACAATGCAAAGCCAATAACTAACATTATTAGCGCTTCAACTGGTATTGGTACAACTCCAATTCCAGCTTGTTATATGTCTATTATTCACCCTGAAATTACTGCTAAAGTAGCAACATTTACAGGTTGGACACCAGTAGAGAAATATCCTAACCAATCAACTGTTATGGAAGGTGAAGTAGGATCATATAGCGCTAACGGTAGCAAGATTCGTTTCATTGAAACTACTAATTCTAAAATTAAAGTAGGATTAGGAACAGGAGCAATTGATGTATATTGTACATTGGTTTTTGGTAGAGACGCTTATGGTATTACAAGAATATCAGGTGAAGCTATGAAGAACATTGTTAAACCTTTAGGTTCAGCAGGTAGTGCAGATCCATTGGATCAAAGAACAACTTCAGGTTGGAAAGCAACATTTGTTGCTAAAATCTTGAATGAAGACTTTATTCAAAGGATTGAAAGTGCAAAAGTTTAACGAGCTTTAGGGAAGTCGCACGCTAAAGCCATTATTATAAAATAATAGGAAATAAACTCTTATGAGTGAAAAAATTAAAAAAAATAATCCTGAAAAGGATACTCCTGAAAAGGAGGTTGTTAAACAGGTAGTAGCCAAAGAAGAATCTACTGCAAAAAGTACCTTTGATGTGATTGAAAACACAAAAAAGATACTTCAGGAATCAGAGCAGACTCTTATTACCGTTCCTTTATCGGAAGGAGAAACTCCAGGAGCTTACGAAACCGTCTCCATTAATGGATATAAATATGTCATTAGAAAAGGAGATCAGGTTAGAGTTCCAGTTCCAGTAGCAAAATTAATTGCTGAAAAATATAGGATTAATTTAGTTGCCGGACAAGATAAAAGAATTGATCGTAATAGAGATGTCACTCAAGCATTAGGTTAATTTAGTCAATTAATCTAGATAATAAATTAATTTTACGGCCATGAATAACAGAAATTATACAGAAAATGGTTGTTTGAAAGCTCCAGGATTAGCCATTGGAAGTGGTGGAAAAGAAACTTTCAAATATGGCAATACATTTGCTGTAAAGGCAAACGGAGTTATTTCAGATGACACAACCACAGCTGACGCTCCAGCATTATCTACTGCAAAAGGAGTAAACAACGCAACAACAGCTAATTTATCAATTGGCTATTCTAGAGTTTATACCCTTTTAGCTGCAGTTAATACATCTACAGGTGCATTAACATTTACACTTGTACACGGAGCTGATTTCGCTACTCGTCCAGCAAGTATGACTGACATTAACTTCGGAAACGGAGAAAATGATGATGAGAAAAAAGCTATTGTTGGTTTTGTTGTAATAAACAACGCTACAAACGTTTTTATTCCAGGAACAACTGCTTTAGACGCTACCGGTGTGACAGTACAATACATTGATAACTACGGATTCGTAGGAATGTAATTATTATAATCAAAAAGACATGACTTTTGTTAACTTCGCAAGTCTAGTAAGGAAATACACAAAATCTAATTCTACCACTTTCATAGACGCAGACATATTGCTTTATGCAAACATCTTCAAAGATGAAATTAGCGCTTCAATTGCTAAAGAAGTTGGAGAAGATTATTTTGGAATGCGTTTTGAAAGAGATCTAATTGCTGGACAAAGAGAATACGATTTACCAGCGCAGATTTTAGGTAGAATGAAATTTTTACAAGCTAAACTAGACGGTACTAACTGGACAAGACTATTAGAGATTGATATTAACACCTACGCTAAAACAACAGATGAATCTACCATAAGAAGCATTTATGCAGACAAACCTGCACAATTTGATCTTTGGGACAATTCAATCTTTATTTTATCAGGATCTGCTATTATCAATGTTGTTAATGGTCTTCAATTATGGGCTATAATTTATCCGGCCAACTTTGCTAATCTTTCTTCAACGGAAGATATGTCAACTAATCCTGATGATTATACTCATGGTTTTCCAAGAGAGTTTCACGAATTGTTAGCAAGAAGAGTGTCTATTGCTTATAAGTCTTCAAAGGACAGGCCTGCTTCATTATCTGAAAAAGAACAGATGTATGAAATAGATTTGGTACGAGCTATTACTTCTATAAAAGATAGTAATTTAGATAGGTCGGTCGTGCCAAGCGTTCCTTATGAGACAGGAGAGAATTATTAATTAATGCCTTTCAAAATGACTTACAAAACAAAAATTACAGGTGTTAAAAAAGACTTTAGCCTAGCTGACAACAAACCTTTTTTAGATGTGTCTTTCAACATATTAGATGAAAAAGGAAAAATTGTTGGAGATAGAAGACTTGCCTTTGAATATCCAGGAGAAGGCAAAGCTAAAGAAGCCGAGAAGGAAATTGAGGAAACAGTTGCAAGATATGCAATCATGTTTACCGAAGACAACAAATTAGCAGCAGAAGCTGAAGAAAGGTCGCAAGCTGAAAAAGCTGCTGATGAAGTAATTAAAAACTTTAATTAACAAAAAAATGCTTAACTTAAGAAAATCTAA